TCTTTCTTCAAATACTTTTTGTATTCATATTGAATTTCTTTTTCTTTACCGTTCACCTTATCAGTCATCGCTTTGGATAATTTCGGAAGGTATTTTTCTATAAGGTTTTTATAAATTGATGCTACCATGTTATTCGTTTGTGAATTTGATTAATTTTAAAGCTGTTTTTGCTCCTGATGGTACTGAGTACTTGCAATAAGCTTCATTTACCTTCCCTCTATCTAATATTGCAGCTTGTGCATTAGAAGTTTTTATTGAAGCGATTAAAATCCCTTCATAAGTATGACTTGCTGGTAAAGTACCAGTTACGGGCAAAGGTTTGTATTCACCTGTTGATGTTTCCTTGATAATCACATGTCCTGCTGAAATTTCAGTATCAGTAAAACCAGTTACATCTAAGGTTCTTCCTCCTTGAATAGTTCCAAGTGTGCTCACGATAACTACAGAATCGTTTGTAGTATCAACACTTTGACTACTTGTTAAATTTACTGTTGCCATTTTTTATGTTTTTTTTATTAATAAATACTATCTACTAAATCCTTGGCCTCTTCATCAGAAACGTCTTTATCATCACCACCTGTAGGAAACTTACTATTACCCACACTTTCAGAAACAATTCCTTGTTTGACTTCAGTATAAATAGTTTCCACTCCTTCTAGCTGATCTTCTATCGATGTTTCGCTATCAAAATCAAATTGCTTTAAAAATGATTGTGGGATTTTTTTGTCTTCCAACAATTTCTTAGCTGAAGCTTTTTTACCATCAAGAATATCTTTCGAATCTCTTTTTGTGTTTGCTTCACGCATTTCCCTTACTTCTTTTTCTAAAGGAGTTTCTTCTTTTGGAGCTGTTCCTTTTTCAACAAAGTCCCATTTTGCTTTCAAATTATCTTCCCGAGCTTGATTTGATAAAGTCACCTTTCTGTCAAATTCAGATTGAAAACTCGGAAGCTTTAAGGCCTCGTCTAAAGTTGTTGGTAATTTAATTTCAAGTTTGTCAGAGACACCCTTAAAAGGTTCGGCTGTAATAGCCTTGAATTCTTGTGAGTCCTCTTTTAGTCCTGCTTTAATCAGTACCGCTGTGAGTGCTGCTAATAATTCTGGATTCATGTTACAAATGATTTAGTTTGACATTAATTCATCAAATGTAATATTGGAAGCCTATAAAATGAAGGAATTACAGGTTCCTATCCCGTAGTTGCCACTATTTTTGTAAAATAAGACGTACCGTTTTATTGCTCTTGAACAAAAAAAAGTCTGAAATTTCGTTTACAATCTCTTTTTTATACTTTAAAGGATGTTCTTTAGATATTTTTGCAGCATATTTTCTAGTGAACTTATTCCGGTTGTTTTCCTTTTCTAGATCTCGATTCATGATTAAAAATTATATGTTCTGTTGTTTTTTTAGATAAGAACAAAAAGAAGTTTGATAAATCGTAGATAAATTCTTCCGGATCGCTATCAAAAACCATTAAATACCAATCAACAAATAGTTCTCTTCTTTTTTTATGGCGTACAGGTATTCTTATTTTATTGTCCGTCATATGTTTCTTAAAGGCTTCAAAAACCTTTACTTGATGTTCAAATATGACCGTAGACATTGATTTCATTTATTTTTTGTATTTTTGTGTAATGGACTATTCTGGAATAAATCTTAGACAATCTACTGTGTTTGACCTGACTAATGACAAAAACATCTTGGTTAACGAACTGGAACTTGACATGCCTAAAGAATCTTATTCTAAATTTGTTTCTATCGAGTCTCGTATAATGGACTTTCTTGCTCTTTCTTCTATTCTTAAAGACAAACCTTTAGAGAATGAAGTTCATAAACAATTTGAAAATGAATTAGATCATTTTAAATTTGAGTAATCTTTCATAATCATCAACTATTCTTTTAAAATCATCTGTTCTATACTTTACGGATAGCCTCAGTAATTTTGTAATTTTTGCATTGTTGAACCCAGCTTTAGAATTGTTAATTATTGCTTTTTTAAGACCGTTAAATTGCTCTGTGTATTGTCCGTTTATTAAATGATATTTCACCTCTTCAAGAACCTTTAAAGGATTTGAACCTGTCGCTTCAATTAAATAATCATAGTTATTGACCATTGTATTGTATCCAGTATTATCACGGTTATTGATAAGCGATCGATTATTCAATTTGCCTCCAATCTTCTCCATAAAATCTGGCAATGTTTTTCTACTTACAAATTCATTAGCTTGTTCCATATACCGAGTTTTAAGAGGTGTCATGTTAACATATCCTGGTACGTTTGCATTGTGTATAATTTCGTGATGTAGCGTGGAAATTGCTTTTTCATGATTATAAGTGGTAGCAAATCCGTTGTTTATATTGTTAAACCCATCAATAACATCGTCCATTACGCTTTGCTTCAAGGCAATGTTACCATTCATATCAGTAAATCCGTTTACACCTCTTCTTTCAGTCACAAATACCTTCTTAAATCCACGGACAAAATAACTAGGATTACTTAATTCAAATACTTTAACGCTATCACTCAAGTCTTCAACAGTTATTATTTGCTTAATTGTTTTAGGTTGAACCACTGGCTTTGCTTTCGGTAATTTACCACCTAGATACTTAGGATTATCAGAATAGAAATAAGGTTTCGATTTCTTTATTTTATCAATATTGGCCCCTATAAACTTTGTTGCATTTGTTGGAAGTGTTTTAACATTATAACTAGAGTCCAGTTTTCCTGTATTCATATACTCAATAAACTTATCCTTTGGCAACTGAATTGTAGTTGTAAAACACAAGCAGTTCACATGCCAACCAGTAAACTTAAAATCCTTTGGGTATTTCCCAACCAACTCATCACATATATCATACTCTGGATGTGCATTTGATAAATGAACTTTATAACCAACAACGAAAGGCATTTGTTGTATTCTTAAATGATCAGCAGTTCGATAAGCAATATTTGTTTCATTTCTTGAAAGTCTCAAAGCGTTTTTATAACTGGACCTATAAACACCTTGTCCAGGATGATAGTTTTTTGCTGGATTACTTAATATAAGCTTACCGGTTTCTTTATCTCTTAGTCTCCGGTACCTTCTGTTTGGTTCTTTAAGATATTGTTTTAGATCTCCCGCCATCTTAACAGCTGAACGCCCTTCAAGAATACCGGAACCAATTAAACTTTCAAGCTGTTCCTTTGTCTGTCCATTCAATCTCCAAACGCGATCGCTTAAATTAAAGTCATTTGTTTTTCTGCGAGTAAAAGCTGCAAGAGCAGCTGTGTTTTGAAGTAATAACCCTGTTGAAGGTACACCAGTTCCTTTCAAATAACCATTTACAACTTCATCGTTGGCATTGTTGGCCAAGTTCCATGAATTCTCAATATTATCAACTATCTGTTTTTTCAAACGTTGGCCATGTAACGCTATAATTCTATCGACTTCTTTCTCAATTGATTTGTTCCCTGCCCACATTCCAGACACCCTCTTTAACTTATATCTTTTTAGTGCAGCAGCAAGCTGTACCGATGTTATTCGATACAACCTGTCCATTGCTCCTTCTTGAGAAAGTAAGAGGTTTAATAGCTTTGTATGGTGTAGGGTTTTAGGCATATTTTTTTTCTAAAATTCCAGGTTAGCCAAATAACTCTCACAATCACCTTTGAATCTTGCATGAGAAGTATTACCATCTACCAAAAGAATAGTATCCTTTTTCCTTTTGATTCTTTTTACCATTCTGAACCAATTAGCACTACCTTCAAGAATGATTTGTTCTTTTCCGTTATCCTGAACCATTTCAGCAACAGGAAATTTGCTTTTTACAATCGTTTTTACTTCTTTTACAGGAGCTTCGTTTACTAATACATCTACTTTTTTCTTTACCATTTTAATTGAGTTTAATTATTATTTTTGTTGAGTTTCTCCTAATGAAGAAGACTCTTCATTTTTTATTTTATTCATTTCCTCTGAAGCATCTTTTACCAATCCACTTTTTTCTGCAGCTGTCTCTTTGCTTATGAAAGGCATTCCTCCCGCTGCTTCAGATAGCATTGATACCGTTTCAACAATATTATCTGGAAGTATGGATGTGAACTCTACTTTCGCCTTGAAATCTTTAAACATTGATTCATTGGCATCAACAGAAACACCAATAATCCCTTGTACAATCAAAGAAATAATTCTACCAATAGCCGTAGAATAATCATCTTCACTCCATTTTGCTTTCAATATGGGCGCCATGAACATGAATTTAGCAGCTGTACCACTAGCAACGTTTCCTGCCCCCATTAATGTCCTTAATGAAAGATCAGGAGTGTCAGTTAAACTATGAATCATATTATCTGAAATATCAGCTTCTAGCTTTATAGCTTCTGGTGCATGATCCCATGTTAAATACTCGGCATCTCCTGTTTTCGTTATTTTACCATCTTCATATTCTTGTGGAATTTTAATTGCTTTCCCTTGTTCTTGTTTACCAGGCATTGATTCAACAGTACCAAACAATTTTACAATAGGAGCCGAGAAATAATCGTTAGTATCACAAAATTTCGAAAAATTCATTTCATAACGATCAACCAGTTCTTTAACATCAAACCATTCTGGCTCATCTTGATCCATATAGACAACGGGTATTTTCTTAAACAGGTTTGGAACAGGTGGCTCTGTGTCTGTCCAACCATCAGATCCTTTGTGTTTTTTATAAGTAAATTCTTTAGTAAACACCCATTTGTTCTCTTGTTTTTTTCCTTCCGTATTTACAGAGCTAAAAGACCAAATAAAAGCAATCAAATCGCCAAATTCATCAAATGTAGGTGCAAACGAACCGTTTTTGGAAGTATACAATCTGACCTTGACAACTGTTTTCTCTTTTCCTTCTACTTCCTTTTTTTGAGGAAAGAAGAAAAATGCAGCTTCCGTTTCTGATTTTACAGCTTTACAAAATTTCTTGAGTAAATTATCAACCTTATTGTTTTCCCATACCGATTTCACCAATTTTAAAGCTTCTTCGTTTTCAGATGTCAATTTTACTGCAGAACCAAATAAAAAAGCTGCGGCCGATCGAACAATCTTCTTCTGAAATTGTAAAGGAATTTTTGCAACAACTACTGTTTCCTTATTTGAACCTTCACCTATAGATTTGTCTAGCCTTAAACCTACTTGATTCCTGCCTGATATCTTTCTGCCTCCTTTGTATTCGTCGACATATTCCGAGACTTTTTCTTTCTTCTTTGCTTCCAATACAGGTATTGCCTTTGCAAAATCTGATGTGATAAGCTCTTTTAATTGTTCATATTCCATGCCTATTGTTTTAGTTCGTTAGTTCTTTCGTTTTATTAAAAACCAAGCGCACTTGCCGACTCGGTTGTTTTTGATACTGTTATTTTCCCTGCCAATTCAAAGTATAATCTCATAAAAAGAGTATCTAAATAATCTGGTGATCGCCCTAGATCTTCCTTGATGTCTTTTTTAGGTTTTAGTCTTAGCTTTCCATCATCATCAACCTTGTAGCTTCTTAATTGATCTATTTCTTCGGATATTTCCTGCTTTTGAGTTTCACTTAACTCAGCTTCAATCCATACACTATGCTTATTTATTTTTTCAGCAAACTTGTACCCGCATTGTGTTTTTAAATTTTTATACTGTGGGGCTTCTCTGTTTCCATTATCTTCCTTTACAGCTCTTGAATTATTAATAAACCCCTTGATGTCAAGATTGTCTACAACTCCACCTCCAACACCATCTTCATCAGCAATACATTGATGTTTTGGAATTTGATGTTTAACTCTTAATGCCTTAATTGTAGTTTGAATATCAGTTGTTTTACTTTTGTCAAATTCAATCAATTCAATAACCACCCAACCATACCAAACCATAATGACAGCTTTATCACTTCCTAGTCTGGCTATATCTGCAGAAATATATTTGTTATTCCCTTTTTCTAAATGATTGTTTGAAAATATGGCTTCAATATTATCGTAAGTACACAATACATTGTCATCATCATCAAAGTCAAAATTCCCTTTGATCTGTTTTTGGTACTCAACATTTGACATGGTACCATCTTTAAAATCATTTTCTTTTTGTTTGACCCATTCCACCGCTTCTCTTCCAGGGTTATCAGAAGGCAAAGCCTGAACAAATTTCCGTGTAACTTTTTCAGTACCTGTTTTAAAAGGAGTCCAGTACCTTCTTTTTACATGACTCCCAGAAGGATTAAAAGCTTCCAAAACCTTTCCTTTTAGGTTGTATTCTGTAGTTGTAAAATGTGACCCAATACGCTCTCCAACCTTTTCGATAATCTTCATTGGAACATGTTCAGATTGATCAACATAAGCTCTTAGTATTTCCAACGAACCAAATTCAGTAGCTTCTGTATCACTTGGCTTTAATTCTAAGTTTTTTGCTATAATCAAGCTGTTATTTTCAAAGGTCAACTCATGCCTTTGTCCGTTATATCGGAAATCAACCCCGTCCTTGAATTCAAAATTATTTAACATTCTTAAAAGAGTTTTCCACGTGGTCTCCCAAAGAGTCGTTAGATTCTTTCTTCCAATTAGATTGGCACATTCAG